TAGTCCAAGAACAAATTGTGGAACGGTACAGTTAGGAGATAGTGGAGACACTATAACAATTCCTGCAGGTGCAACAATCACTAACAACGGTACGGCGGCAGGGTTCGGCGCAACCGGTGCAGCTTCTTGGGATACAACAGTTAAAACAGGAGACTTTACAGCAGTAAGTGGTGTAGGGTATTTTGTAAATACAACAAGTGGTGAGATTGATGTAACACTACCAGCAGGTTCACCTGGTGCAGTAGTTGCAGTTAAAGATTACGCAAAAACTTGGAATACAAATAATTGTGTAATAATTTCTAATGGTTCAGAAAAAATAGGTGGTTCAACTAACAATGCAACTTTATCAACAGCAGGTTTAGCAGTAACATTTATTTATATAGATTCAACACAAGGTTGGTTAGTAACTGATGATGGAAATCAATCAGTTGCATCTACTAATCCATTTATAGAAGCTACAGGTGGAACTGTTACTTGTTGTGGAAATGACAAAATTCATACATTTACAGGTCCAGGAACTTTTACAGTTTCTAAAGTAGCAACAGATCCAGCAAATAATTTAGTTTCTTATGTAGTAGTCGCTGGTGGTGGTGGAGGTGGAGGAGATGTAGCTCACGGAGGTGGAGGTGGAGCAGGTGGTTTTAGAGAAACTAAATCTCCAGCAACACCATATACTGCAAGTCCTTTAGATGGTTATTCAACACCAGGAAATAGAATTACAGTTACAACAACAGATTTCCCAATTACGGTAGGAGCTGGAGGAGCTAGAGCTACTTCAGGTGGTGTTTCAACTTTTTCCTGTATATCATCAGCCGGTGGTGGAGCTGGAGCTAATCCAACTCCTGCAGGTGCAACAGGAGGTTCAGGAGGTGGAGCTCTTTGCAATGGAACTTCGGGTTCTGCTGGAAACACTCCTCCAACAACTCCTCCTCAAGGAAATCCAGGAGGTGATGGTAACTATTCATCTCCTAACTACGGAGCAGGAGGTGGTGGTGGAGCTGGTGCTGCTGGTGGTCCTGGAACTACTACGGCAGGTGGACCAGGTGGTAATGGTGTAGCAAGTTCAATTACAGGATCTCCTGTTGCAAGAGGTGGTGGCGGAGGTGGTTCAAGTTATCAAGGTGGTGGACCTAATGCAGGTGGAACTGGTGGTGGTGGAACTGGTACAATTGGAGGACCTGCACCTAATGCAGCAAACGGAACAGCAGGAACAGCTAACACTGGCGGTGGTGGAGGTGGTGGAGAAAGATGTGTGCCTGATGCTGGAGGAAAACCAGGAGGATCAGGTATAGTAATAATAAGGTATAAATTTCAATAGTTGAATGATAATTAAAAATAAGATATAAGGAGAAACATTATGGCACATTTTGCAAAACTAGGAGCTAACGGAAAAGTTATTCAAGTACTTACTTTGAATAATTCTGATATGCTTAACGCTGATGGTGTTGAAGATGAATCAGTAGGTCAACAATATTTAGAAACACATAATAATTGGCCTGCACAAATGTGGATTCAAACTTCATACAATACACAAGGCGGACAACATAAAGATGGCGGAACACCTTTTAGAGGTAATTATGCAGGTATAGGTTATACTTGGGACGAAGATGATCAAATCTTCTGGCCTAAAAAACCTTTTGCATCTTGGGTAAAACACATCGAATCAGCTTCTTGGAAATCACCAATCGGTGATGCTCCAGCATTAACAGAAGAACAGATTTCACAAAATACAGCTGATACTCACAGATGGTCTTACGTCTGGAATGAAGCAAATACAACTTGGGACTTGACAGACAGCAAAGCATAAATTAAAAATGGTGGTGGTATGCAGAGACAAGTATTAACAGAGCAAAGTTTATTCTACGGTGATATCGATATGCCGAAAGGTTTTGAAATAGACCAAGAAAAACTTACCAACGATATTTTACAATCATCATTTACTAATAAACAATTTCCATTTTCAAGAACTTGGGATATGTTAAATACATATATGAGAGACTTTATTGGTCTTGATTATGGTATCAATTTAGTTAACAAATCAACGTGGGGAAATATCTATAAACCCAATGAGACAACAATTCCTTTATTAAATATTGATCCGGTGGATCTACGAAACTCTCCAGACTTTACTATGCTTTATGGCGTTAAAGTTAAAGATTGTTTTGTTCGAATACACTACGAAGATAATAGACGTAAAGGAAGAAGTTGGGACATAGAACTTAAAAATAATATGTTCATAATGTTTCCATCAACGAATATGTATTACCTAACTAACAATCAAAAAGATTCATTAAACTTTGTGCAAACAATAACTTATGAATATATCTAATTACTATTGGTATTTTAGTGGTGTTCTTACACCAAAGTTTTGTGATGATGTAATAGCTTATGCTAATCAACAAGAAGAAACAATGGCTAGAACTGGTGGTTATGGTGATAGAAAATTATCTAAAGAAGAAGTTAAAGATTTAAAAAGAAAAAGAAACTCTGATTTAGTCTGGTTAAATGATACTTGGATATATAAAGAATTACACCCATATGTTCACGAAGCAAATAGAGCAGCTGGTTGGAACTTTGAATGGGACAGATCAGAATCTTGTCAGTTTACAAAATATAAACACAACCAATACTATGATTGGCATTGTGATGGTTGGGATAAACCTTATGAAAAAGAAGGACCCGATCACGGTAAAATTCGAAAACTATCTATGACTTGTCAATTAACAGATGGTTCCGAATACAAAGGTGGTGAGTTAGAATTTGATTTTAGAAACTACGATCCACATATGAGAGATGAAGCTAAACATTTAAGAAGAGCAAAAGAGATTTTACCTAAAGGATCTATTATTGTGTTTCCTTCTTTTGTATGGCATAGAGTTAAACCCGTAACATCAGGCACAAGATATAGTCTTGTTGTTTGGCATTTAGGAAAACCATTTAGATGATACACACATTTACAAATAAACCACATCAAAATATTTTTAATCAAAATTATAAGTATTTTATTTTTGAAAAAAATTATTCATCACAAGTAAAACCTGCAAAACTTGCTACTTTTATTTTAAAAAAAGAAAAAAATATAATTAATAAAACAAAAAAAGAATTTGAAAAAATTAATAAAACTGGATGGCAAGATGGAGGAACAGGTTTAGGCGTAAATAGTTTAACTTCAAGAAGTCCTTTATATAATTTAGTAGAATTTAAAGAAACAAAATATTTAAAAAAAATTATTAAAAATGCACATTTAGATTTTATGAAAGAACTTAATCTAACGTATGAAGATAATTTATATATACAATGTTGGGCTAACGTAATGAGAAAAGGTGAAAAAATAAAAAAACATTTCCATTCTATTAATAACTATGATTATTTAAGCGGACATATTTGTATACAAACTACAGATACAAACACTTATTATTTAGAGCCTTATCATAAAGAAAAGTTTATTTTAAAAAATAATCCTGGCAATATAACTTTGTTTCCTAGTTGGGTAGAACATTTTACTGATGAAGTGTTAGATAATAAAGAAAGAATAACAATTGCTTTTGATTTACGAAATACTAATTCAATGCAAGATATATACCCAGATATGAAACAACATTGGAGTAAAATATAATGTACATAAATAATTATTTTAACACGACTATTTGGTCAGAACAAAAACCAGAGTTTGTAAAATCATTAACAAAAGCATCTAATAAATATATTAAAGATGCAAGAAATAGAAATAAAGAACATATTAAAAAATATGGTGACTTTGGTCTATCTCATCATTCAACACCACTTACGATGGATAATAATTTTTTAGATTTTAGAAATTATATTGGTCAAAAATCTTGGGAATATTTAGATCATCAAGGTTATGATATGTCACAATATACAACTATGTTTAGTGAATTATGGGTACAAGAGTTTGCTAAAAAAGGTGGTGGACATCATTCGGCACACGTACATTGGAATCAACATGTATCAGGTTTTTATTTTTTAAAGTGTAGTGATAAAACATCATACCCAATATTTCACGAACCAAGAACAGGTGCACGTGCAACTAAATTAAAAATGAAAGATCAAAAAGGTGTATGGGGCGGTACAGAACTTATAAATTTTAGACCTACACCAGGAACTTTAATTATCTTTCCAGGATTTCTAGAACACGAATATGCAGTAGATTTTGGACTTGAGCCTTTTAGATTTATACATTGGAATATACAAGCCGTACCAAAAGAAATGGCAAAAGATATTTAATGAAACATTTAATGTATGAAGATTGGACTAAAAAAAGAGTCAATAAAATTAAAAGTCTTTTTGGAAAAGATTGGTTTCATCATAAAAAAATATTAGAATTAGGAGCTTGCCACGGCGATGTTGGCATAGAATTTTTAAAGTTAGGAGCAGATGTTTTATTTACAGATGCAAGAGAATCTAATTTAAAATTATTATATGATAAGTTAAATAAAATTAATTTTAATCCAAAATTAAAAATTGTAGATCAAAACAAAAATTATAATTTAAAAACAAAGTATGATTTAGTTTTTCATTTAGGTGTGTTGTATCATATTAAAAATTGGAAAAAAGATTTAGAAAATTGTTTAAAACATACAAATATATTAATATTAGAAAGTTTAGTGTGTCCTGTAAAAAATTCAAAATCTACTACAGAAAATAGTTTTATATATAAATATAATAGTATAGATGGTGTCGAATCTATTTTTACACAAGAGGCTGTAGAAAACTATCTTTTAAAATTAAAATGTAAATTTATTAGGCTAGATACTATTGATTTGAATACAGATTGGAGTTGGATGAATGAAGGAAAAAGAGTTAGAAAAATATATGATTGGACATATGAATCTATGGAAAGCTATATTTATAATAACAATGACTCAACTCAATTTAGAAGAATGTGGTTAGTATTAAAATGAATTTTAAAAATAAAAAGTACACAGTTATCCGTCAAGCAATATCAAAAGACCTAGCAGCTTTTGTTGCAAATTATTTCTTAATGCAAAAGCAAGTTTATGATACTTGTAGAAATGCTAGATACATTTCACCTTTTGAAAATATTATAGGTCACTACGAAGGACAAGATGAGCAAATTCCACATACTTATAGTCAGTATTCTAATATAGCTATGGAAACTTTAATGCTTAAATGCCAACCTAAAATGGAAGAAGTGACAGGTCTTAAATTATATCCAGCCTATACTTATGCAAGAATATATAAAAAAGGTGATATTTTAAAAAGACACAAAGATAGATTTAGTTGTGAGATATCGACTACTATGAATCTTGGTGGAGATCCTTGGCCAATATATTTAGAGCCATCTGGAAAAGAAGGGTTGAAAGGTATTAAAGTAGATTTAAAACCAGGAGATATGTTAGTATACTCTGGATGTGAATTAGAGCATTGGAGAAATAAATTTAAAGGTAAGGAATGCGTACAAGTTTTCTTACATTATAATAATCGCAAAACACCAGGTGCAAGGGACAATATGTTTGATAAAAGACCTCATCTAGGTCTTCCTTCATGGTTTAAGCGATGATATAATTCTTAGATGGAGGCAGGGCACCACCACATACCCCCTGTCTCCTTTTAAGGATTATATTATATGTTAGGTATTACAGCTTTATCACAGTCCCCGATAGCTTCTTTAGGAGGAACTAATGTTAATGTAGCCGTTACAGGTTCACAGTTAACAGGTTCTATTGGTGCTTCAACTGTAACTGCAAATGCAAATGTAAATGTAACAGGTATTCAATTATCTGCTAATATTGGATCAGTTACTACAGCTTTAAATACACCTGTTAATGTAACAGGATCTCAATTAACAATGTCTATGGGAGAGGAAACTCTTGTAGGAAATGCAAATGTTCCAGTCACAGGATCTCAATTAAATTTATCTCTTGGTACCTACTCTATAAGTGCTGACGGTAATGTAAGTGTTATTGTAACTGAGCATGACATGGTTACGTCAATTGGTTCAACAACAGTAACAGCAGACGCTAATGTTAATGTTACAGGTTCACAAATAACAGCATCTTTAGGAGAAGAAACTATTGATATAAATACACCTGTAGATGTAACAGGATCTCAATTAACTGCATCAATTGGCACGGCAGTGGCTGTTCCTGGGGTGGATGTTTTAGTTACAGGTATACAATTAACAGGTTCTATAAATAGTCCATTAATTACAGCATGGTCTAACGTAGATCCAGATGTAACGAATACATGGACTGAAGTAAATAAAGGAGTTTCTAACATTTGGACAGAAGTTGATAAGGCAGCTTAAAAAG